GAAAGGTTGGCGAAGGTTTCTTGGCCCACGAACTAGCTGAAGTGGTTCCGTTTGCTGTTACCGGAGAAAAGGATGCCGTAACTAAAGATGGTGAAATCGAACCGCAGCAGGTCGATCTGTCGAAGGTCGTTCCGATCTTGGTTGCAGCCATCAAAGAACTCACCGCCCGTGTTGAAGCACTCGAAGCCTAATCTACCATGATTACCATCAACTGGATCATCGAACGCCTTCTCGTCCGTAAAGTCGAAGGCACTCTCACCGATGTCGTCATCACCGCCGACTGGAGGTGCAACGGCACGCAGGATCAGTACAGCGGCACCTGCTACGGCAGCGCGTCGTTCGCTCCGCCGACCGGATCGTTCACGCCGTATCCTGACCTCACGCAGGATCAGGTTCTCGGCTGGTGCTTCGCTTCTGGAGTCGATAAGACCGCCATCGAAGCGAACGTCACCGCGCAGATCGCTGACCAGATCAACCCGCCGATCATCGCTCCGCCGCTGCCGTGGGTGGAGCCTCAAGAAATTGTTGCGGAGATTCCTGCGTTGGTTGAATCTCCCGTCGCTTAATATGAGCGAAATCAATATCAAACTAACTCAGGAACAGGTCAGCAGTCTTCTTCAGCTTGTGGACATTGCAGTCAAAGCTGGTGGTATTCAGAACGCAAAAGTTGCTTTGCCGCTGGTGGACATCATCGTTGAAGCCGCTCAACCTAAATCCGAGTAATGCAAACTGACACCAACAGTAGCAGTGGAGTTGGAATATCTCTAGCAACCGCTGCCGCTGCTGGTGCGGTTTCGTTCATCCCGCAGCTAACACAGTGGTTTCAACTTGGAGCCGCTGTGTTGGCTTTTGTTGCTGCTGCAATTGGACTCTGGAAAGCTGTCAAAAAATGAACTGGAAAACTACTCTGGCAGGTGTTGGAGCAATCATGGTTGCCGTTGGTGGTGCGCTTAAAGCACTGTTCGATGGAGATCCTACAACCAACATTGATCTTGCTGCTACCATTGCCGCTGTGACCGTTGGTTTCGGTCTTATTGCCGCAAAGGATGCGGATAAAACTCCGAAGTGAACATCGTCGAGCAGATCATCACCGCTCTCCTAAAGTGGCTGACTGGTCTGGCTAAAACTCCTCCCACCGCCGAAGATGCAAAACCAGACAAAGAGCTTAAGCAGAAGCTGCTGGATCGCATTGATCGCGCTGGTGGGTAGCTGCGGCTGCGGGACTCGCGTCGTTTACGTCCCCAACGGTGAGCCGGTGAGGCTTGCTGAGAGCGTCAAAGCTAAGGTTTGGGTCAAAGGTGCTGACGGTGTTTCTGTGCGCTCTACGGGTCGCATAACGCTGCCAGAAGGTTGGTACGCATTACCGAAGGATTGATATGTCGCAACAAACCATCAACGTTGGATCAACCGCAAACGACAACAACGGAGACACGCTCCGTGGGTCGTGGATCAAAGCTAACGCGAACTTCGATGAGATCTATGCCGCGCTGCCGATGCTGGCTCCGTCAACGTGGGTTCCTACGCTGATTGATTCCGGTGGTGGTAGAACGTTTAACTTCACCGTCAACACTGCTCGACGAACGGCTGTTGGTTTTGTTGAGACATTTACCGTTGATCTGACCATTAACTCGGTAAGTGGTTCTGCGACCGGAAACCTGCGGTTGGGTCTTCCTGATGCTGCGACCTACGACGCTGCTGTGTCCATTTGGTTGGACAATGCGACGAATCAAGCGAAGACTTCTGTGATTGGTAAGGTTGTCGGTGGGACTTCCTACTGCGAGTTGAGCCATTACGAAAACGGAGACATCACAAGTCTTACAAGCCAACTCCAAGCCACTTCCCGCATTCTTGTTTCTGGTGTTTACTTCAAAGCGTGAATCTGATCGCTACCAGTCTGCAACTTGGAATGACGGTCCTTCAGGGAGCGATGGGAAACCCGTCGTTTCTTTGGCAGGGTCAACTGGTCCGTTGCCTTCCTGCTGCAATCACTGACTCTAACTCGGTCATTGCTGGTGGATTCCAAGACAACGTTCAAGTCCGGCTGTTGGTGAAGTTGGCTGACTGGCGATTGGCTGACTCGACGCTTGTAACCGTTGACGCTTCTGTCTGGTCTTGTGATGTCGGCTCTAACGCTGACCGGCTCTTGCAAGAGTCTGGAAGCTTGATCCTTCAAGAGAACACAGACCGCTTGCTGACGACTTTTGGGAAGATGATTCCGGTAGTTGGCCGTCTGGTGACTTACGACGGACGACAACTGCGGATTATGTCCGCTCGACGCGATGGCTCCGGTGCGTATTACGTTCTGGACTTGGGAGCCAAAACCAAATGACTCCCACCGTCGTAGTCGATACAACGCGCTTTTCCGCTGCTTGGAGAGAGTACCTCCCGAGAACTAAGCGGTCTCTGGCTGATGCGATCAACGCTCGCACATTCTATCTGTTGCTGAGGTTGTATTGCTTGCTTCCACCAAAGTCACCGCAAGCAGCGAGAAACAAGATTCTGGATTACTTCAACCGTCCAGTTGGAGAGCGTCGTCGAGACAAGAAGACCGGCAAATTGGTTGGTCGCTCGCGTGAATTGCGAGTGGTCCACTTGATCGCTCAAGCCAAGAACAAGAAAGCCGGTAAGGAAGGTCTCTACGGTGAGAGAATGCGGGAGGCAGCAGCCAGCTTGCGTCGTCGTGCTGCTGGCTCGGTTGGTTACCTTAAATCTTGCGTCGTCAAAGGCATCAAGAAGCTCTCTCCGTCGTTTACTCAGTTTGGTGGGACTCGACGCGCTCGCAAAGGTTCCGCTGGTGTTCGTTCAATCGCAGCTAATCAAGCGTTGTTGAATCTGGCCAATCAATACGGACTACCAACCGAAAACGTATCGGTACACCGTGGATCTTCCGCTTACTCCTACAACGCGAAGGCTGGAATCTCGCCGCATTCTCACGTTCGTATGAATATCGGTCTGGCTGACAACCAGATCGGAAAGGTGAATTCGATCTACGCGAAAGCGATGCAGCAAGCTTACGACGACGAAGCGAAAGAGCTTGAGATCCACATTCGAGCCAAGATGGAAGAGGCCGCAGAAGTGCTGGAGAAACATGGAGTAACTGTTAAATGAACGCTGTAGCTCTACGCACTGAACGCGCTCTTGTCGATTGGCTCGCTGCTCAAGACTGGTCAGCGTCTCCGCTTGGGACTCCTGCTTGCCTCACCAGCTACGGACACGGTGCGTTTGCGGATGCGGATCTTGAAGACCGGATGCCAGACTTTCCGCGCATCATTGTCCGAGCATCAACTGCGGTTCCGGTCCATCCCTTAGATCGCACTTGCGAACTTGATGTCACCGCGATTCTGCAATTGAGTGCAGACGATACCTCAGAGCCTCACTTGCTCACAGTCGTTCAAGTCTTTGAAAATCTGCTGCAATACCTGTACGTTGACGGCAACATTTCGGAGTTGAACGCAGACGATACAGACCCCTCTGGAGGTTTTAACGCTCAGTTCGCGATTCCAACTGACTTTGGCATCAATGACACTAGCGAAAGAGCTAGAACTTTCACGCGCTCCATGACAATTTTCGCAGCAGCAAACGCAATTTAACAACCCAACAACATGGCAAACTCAAAAGGACTCGCTCTAGTCTATGGAGCGAAAGGAACTATAACACTAAAGACTCCTAGTGGAACGGCTCTGACGACTGGAGCGATCACCACAATTGAGAGTTACGACGCAACCCACGAAGCCGATGTTGAGCAGATCAAAAACTCTGCCGGTGAGGTTGTAGCTCAAGTGTCCGCTAATGAGCGTATTTCGCTCAACGTGACGTTTATTCCGTCCGCTGCGAGCTTTGCTCAAGCCAAGCTTGCCGCTGGCCTCCCTGCTGTTAACGGTTCAGCGACTATTGCTTCCAGCGACGGTGTTACTGTTGGAGGGGTTTCCATAGATGGTGATTACGTTTATTCGGGGGGTGGCAGCGTTAAGTTCACAAGCAGCGGAAAGGTGATGGTCACTGTTACTCTGACCAAGTATCCATCACTTCTTGGCAACGCTACGGTTTTTGATCTTAATCCTTAATCTGTGGCCGATCTTGCAAAGATACTCGCAGAGACCGGACCTCCAGCACCAACGGTGCTTGGGGTTCGTCTCGTTCCTTACACCGTAGGACACGCGATTCTATTGCAGCGGTTGGGTTCTCCTTACGTCTTAGGTGGGGAAATTACTTCCAATGATCTAGTGGAGGCTGTGGTTGTTTGCTCACAGTCTCCGCTAGAATCCATTCGATCCATCAAGTCCGTCTGGAAGGATCTTGTCTTGTGGTTGTGGGGAAAACGGATCGCCAAGCTCAACCTGCTTGCGGAATCCGAGAAGTTCCAATTGTGGCTGAAGGATCAATCAACCGCTCCTGAAGTCTTGATGGAAGCTGGAGCCAAATCAAAGCGTCCAGCGATGCCATGGCCAGAGCGAGTCTTGGTTGGTTGCCTTAATATTGGTATTGGACCGGATGACGCGATTAAGATGCCCATTGGTGACGCTGAGAGGCTGATTCTAGCTCACGCAGAGATGATGGGTCAGGTTCAGTTGTGGGACGATCAAAGCGAAGCCATTTGGCAAAGCCAAAACTCAAACTGATATGGGTGTACTTTCTCTTCTAGTTAAGCTTGGGCTTGATGCCAGTGCGTTTGAAATGGGCGTCAAACGCGCTCAGAGCGTTGGTGAGAAGTTTGGGAATAGCTTCAAAAACGCCGTCACAAGCAGACTTGCCGGTGCTTTGTCTGTGGCTGCTGTCACCGGATTCGCAAACTCGGTTGCTCAAGCCGCCGACCGTGTTGGAGAGCTTGCTGAACAGTTGAACATTTCAACCGATGATGTCCAAAAGTTCCAAATGGCAGCGCAACTCTACGGAGTAAAATTTGAGGCTGTTGCTGCGGCCATTGCTCGCGTAAACGACGCAAGAACCGCTGCAATCGCAAATGATGGACCGCAGAGAGCAGCGTTTGAGCGTCTCGGGCTGAGCGTTCAGCAACTCTCAGACAGATCTCTTGGAAGCGAGCAAGTGCTTGTTGCTCTTGGCGAGAAGCTAAACGCCAATCGCAATAACGCTGAGATGATGGCTGCGGCTGCTGACTTGCTTGGCTTAAAGCTTACGAAAGCTGCAATGGCTGCTGGAACAATCAAAGACTTGGGTCCTATTGATATGTTCAAAGCGGAGGACATCAAGAATATTGAGAAATTCAACGATCAGATGGATATTCTGATTAAAAAGACTCAAGTTCAATCTGTTGCTGCTGCTAAGTCTTCATACAATGCGGTAAAGCTTGCGTTTGATTTGTTCAATCTTACTCAAACCGGAAAAGCTGTTGCGTTTGCGTCAAAGCTACAAACAGCACCGGCGGCAATAGCTTTGGATTTGGCTTCTGGAAATTCACAATTGATGGGCGGTGGTGCTGCAACACCAGCGACTTCAACCGGACCAGCAGCAACAGCGGAGGACAGATTTGTTCCGCCTCAAATGCTTTTGGCTGCTATGAAAGGCGAGAAGTTTGGTCTAGGTGGATCACAAGACTCTCTGGCTAGAATTGGTGGATTTACTGGCTTTCAATCTTCTCAGGATACCGCTATCAAACAAGCTATCGAACAGACTTTGCAGTTGAAACAGATTGCAAAAAGCACAGAGAAAACCGCACAAGTAATTTCGAGGGATTGATATGGCAACAATCAAGACCAACAACCAAGACCTTTCCCTTACAGGGTCTGGATACATCGAAGTATCTCGCGAATACAGCGGTGGAGACGGAACCGGACGGCAGATAACTTACAAGTACCGTGGAAGCAAAGACGCTCTCCGCATTGCTTCTGCAAATTGGGTTCTTGCTGGTGGTAAGTATCAGATCACAGAGAATGGACCTTACTCTGAAGCTACAGTCATTTTCTCTGGGACTAACTTCAACACCAACAACCCGACGGCTCCGACGATTCCCTCAGAGGAAGAGCCGAACACTCGGTATGAGTTCCGCACGGAGTACGTTGATGCTTCTTTGTTTGAGTTGCCGCAAGTTAGGGCTGAGGCTAAGAGGTTTGTCAGCACATTTGGAGCTGGTTCAACTACGGCAGATTACTTCTCCGCAATAAAGCTTGCAGGAGAAGACCCTAAAAACAACAAGCTGACATTTTCTGAGACTCAATTCCCACTTGCAGCCCAATTGGTTGAGCGTCTCTCCCGAGGTCAAACCAGCTTCCAGACCTCTCGATGCTCTCTGACTCGGATTTCGTCTTACTCCGCGCTTAATGGGCTTCCAGCGACTCCACCGATCATCTCTGCGGTGTACAGCGGACCTTTTCTTGCCAACTTCAATTTCTTCCCAACATCGGTGAGAAATGTGATGCCAAGACCACCGGCAGATCCTAATTTGACCCCAGACGGTACTGTTTGGGCTTGGCTGAAGACCAATGACTCAACCTCGCTGACAATTAAGACTAACCAAGTGGAAAGGAACGAGACTTGGACCTTTGCCGCTTGGGATCTTTTCGCATATCCTTACAACGCAGATCCTAGATCCCTAACCTAACCTAAACATGGCTGACGAAATCCAAATGACGGCTCGCTTGTACGCTGCGAAGAACGGAGCGTATCTCCCGAGTGTGACCTACACCAAGAGCGCGACGATGGTTGGGACCGACATGGGTTCCCAGACCCAATCTATCGGCACCAGTTCGTCCGAGACGCTTGACGTTCCCGTTGATGTCTCCACTCCTTACAAACTGCTGATCTCCAATCTGGATAACACCAACTACGTTGAGCTTTCGTTTACGAGCGGCTTTGCTGCTGGGGCTGGAACC